GTCCTTCAGTCGCACTCGCAAATGTAGTTACGTTTCCTTGAGCATCCACTTTACGAATTGCATTATTTCCTCTATCAAGCACATACATGGTTCCACGATAGGATACAACATCTATAGGTTTATTAAATGTAGCCTGATTAGCCGGTCCATCTTGAAAACCAGTCTCTGTTTTACCTGCAAGTAAACGGGGAGTTGAATCTGTACTAAGCTTCAAGATAGCGTGATTAAACTCTGGAACATCCTCAGCACGATAAGAATCAAAATTAGATATATAGATGTTTTGAAGATCCACTGCGATCGGATTCGCGTTCCTAATCTGCATTATAGTTTGTAGTCAAAAAAATACCTGTCAAAATGGATTTGATTTGACCAATCATATCTGGATCGTGTGCCAAAATGACAGACTGCCCTATTTGCTACGAAACTATTGATAAGACCACAGGTTGCTGTATTCTAAGTTGTTCTCACTCCTTCCACATTAAATGTTTAACTAAATGGACTACAGATGCGTCCACTTGCCCTATGTGTCGTCATGCTTTGAGCGACATTGAACTCAATCGCCCAGATCCACCTCAAAAAATAGAAGTTGTACGTACAGAAGCTGTATGGTTCCGTATTGCACCTTATACCTTTACTACTGAACATCGAATCTCACAAGTAATGAATGAAGCAGGTCTACCACGAGGTCGTGCAATACAAGAACTTCGATTCAGTGCTGGAAGTGTAGATGAAGCGATCCTTATGGCTCGTGATACTCATCCGTACATTCCAAGCCCTCCTCCACCACGAAATCCAATGGAACCCACAGATGAAATGGCGACTGCGTGGGCATTGGAACGTCTATTTACAAACGGAACGATTGTAGGTGACGCCTATGTATACGGAAGTATGGAAGACACAAGACTCCGATCAAACATATCACGATTCAGCGGACATGCGTGTAGTTTATGGATGCACGATGAGTTTAGAGACATTGACGTCCGGGAACGATCTGATTCGCTCTAAAACGGAACTTTCACCTAACAAACATCAATTTTTCAATGGCTCATTTTGAGCACGGAGCACTTGATAAACAGACCAAACATCTAGTAGACCCTCAACTTGCTGCAAAGAGGGTATTATATGAGTGTCCTGATTGTAAAAGAGATGTATTTGTACGAAAAGGAGAGATTAAGGTTCCCCATTTTGCTCATAGAAAAGATAAGAATGCTTCATGTACTTACTTCAACCGAAATCCGAGCAAGGATCAACAACATAGAAATGCGCAACTAAAACTAAAGCAGTTCTTGGAAAGAGGAATTGAAGTAGAAATTTCTCGTATATGTATTGGTAATTGCGGAAGTGTATCTAACTGGGGTGTTAACTACACATCTGATTCAATAATCAAACTAGAGCATTCTTTCAAATATAATGATTCTACTAAAAAGGCAGACGTTGCATTTCTCCACGATGGAAAAATTATAGTTATATTTGAAGTAGTTCATACACATTATACTAAAGAAAGAGACCGTCCGGAACCATGGCATGAGATTAGTGCCTCGGAAATAAATAAAATTCCATCAGACTCTAAAAGTGTAAAACTTACCTGTTTACGTCAAAAAGTTTGTAAGGCTTGTATATTACGTCAAAGCCAAGAAGAACGTGCTCGGATCGAAAGACAGATTGAAGACAATAATCGGCGAATTGAGCGAGAACGTGAAGAGAAAAAACGTTTTGACGAATGGGTCAAAAAGCAAGATGCGATTATAGAGCAACGGATAAAGCGAGAAGAAGAAAAGAGAATACAAGAAGAACAAAATTATATCAATACACATCAAGAAGAAATTGAGTATCAAAAAAATCAAGAACGAATCAAGGAAGAAAGATTAAAGGAAGATGCTCGTAAACAAGCGAAGATGATGCCAGAAGTAATTCGACAGCGAGAGCGGGCAAAAATATATCAACGCGAATTAACACGGATATCCAATCAAGTGCCTATATGCAGTGATTGTAAGGACGCAAGGTGTACTAAGTGTAATCATGTAATTGGTCCAATTTGGCTTAAATTCAAAAATAATGAGCTTCCAAAAATCTTTATAGAAGAGGGATTAGGTATCGACTAAAACGGAACTTTCACCTAACAAACATCAATTTTTCAATGGCATATCTACAGAAGTTTCTATCGGACGACAAGGTTTGGCGATATTCACATGGGTCTCACCAAATTTGTATTATCCCGCTTGACATCTTTAATGGTCTTCCGATCAAGAGGTGGAAGCATAACAGACCCCCTGATAAAGAACGAGTACAAGACATTCACAACTACATGCTTGAGTCCAAGCGAGTGGATGGAATGATCTACTTGGCATGTGTGGACAAAGAGTTAGTCTGTTACGAATCCAATCACCGTCGTGAGGCATTAGAGGGTCTCACAGACGTTCAGTCTATTCTCGTCGACATCCTATGGGATGCAACCGATGAGATGGTGAAGGCTGAGTTTCTGAGACTGAACAAGGCTGTCTCAGTTCCAGAGCTGTATGTTGGAGATGATTCTGCAATTGATGTCGGAGAGCTGATCCGCCTTCGAGATACATTTTGCGAGAAGTATAAGACGCTTAAAGTATCCACAGGACGTCCCAATGCACCCAACTTCAACTCAGATATGGTTATGAACGAGTTTCACCGTGTCATGAAAGAGAACAAGATCGGACCCACTGAACTATGGATTAGACTTGGAAATCTAAACGATAAAATGGCACAGCGCGATAAGAAGAAGCTGACCGCAAGGGTTATTGAGAAGTGTGAAAAATCAGGGCTATGGCTCTTTGCATGGAGCCGAGTATTGGATGCAAAAGAGCTAGCATAAATTACGCCAAACCAAGAAACTCACGTCCAAGTTTTGAGCCGACAAACACCAGTGCGGTGGCAACGAGTGCAATCGTTGAATGCCCGGGCATAGACTTAAAAAGGAGCACATGCGAAGCAATCAGAATCACGATACCCACCCAAAACATCAACACATAGAAATCCATTTAGTACTATAGTATAAATAAACATGGCAGTCAAGTCTGAAGGATTGAAGTTCAAGTATTCGCTGTATTCTGCCCTTGCGTTTTTCCTTGTGGCAAATCCGGTTACCTTTCGCTTCGTGAACTCGTTGATTGCGGGTGTCGCAGTCAATGGGTGCCCTACGGCGTTTGGATTCATGCTTCATACCCTCGTGTTCTTCGTGGTGTTGTATGGTCTTATGAGTTTGCCGAGCGACCGCGAGTAGACCGGCGAGTTTTCCGCGCACGACGTCTACGAGCTCCTGCAGGGCGTGTATCGGGCTTCTTATGATAAAGTCTATCTAAACTCTCTTTGTATTGCTTTTTAGTTACTTTATGAAAAACATCTATCAGAGGTGAACCTTCAGGTATTTCATGATATGGCATTCCAACCGCACGTTCTGCAGCATCTACTGCTTCTGTACCAGCGATACGATTATATGTTATGTGTGGTTTTTCCAACTTTCTACGAGTTGACATTTACTTAAACGCTCTGAATAAATTCCCAGTTCAGGTAGTCACAGATCTTCTTCCAGATCTGATCGTGGGCGATCAAGCGGTCCCGGGACTTCAACAGTGGAAAGAACACCTTATATTCATCCAAGTCCAGCAACTCAAAGAACTTGTACAGAATGTAGGAATAACTCAGAAAGTTGGTCCTGTCGTTGGGGCAGTACAGCAAGAACGGTGCCTGAATCTCCTGAAACATTGCACGAACCTTCTCCTCGATTTCCGGGGTGATGGTAGGTGGAGGATTTCCGTTCAGACGGCTCAGAATGTGAGCGCGGTGTTCGTAATATTTGGATCGCCCCAGTTTCTTTAGGATCTGACGAATGTCTTCCTCCGACAAATCAGCAATATTATCAATACGACGCTTCTTGATCTCAAGAATGACCTCATTCATAACTTCTTCGGGAATAATGGTGGATTCCTTCGCTTGGAACTGATTAAGGATCTCATTCAGATGATTAATCTTTTTGTAGGCGTAATTGTTCCTCTCCTTTGGGGGATCACGGAACGATGGGAAATCCGATACAACCAACGCATACTCCTCCGACCCGCAACTTGGGCACACAAGAATGCCCTCCGAACTGATCTCTTCCCGAGCAGTGTTACACGCGACACAATGTTCCGTAAGCAACTGAGTAGCTTCAGGCCCGTTCGTGAGCTTCATACGAGTGACGTACTCGTCAAACATCTGCTTCTTCGATAATCCGGTATCCGTCATGGGCACATTTGCGACAAAGAATTTAAGGAACGTATTGGCATCTTTTGGGAGTGGAGCGGATGGCGCAGATGTTGCATCCTGTTTTCCATAATAGTCAAGTAAGATATCCATGTTTTTCATGTAGTAGTCCTCCACTGGATTGGACTGAGCAAGTTCCTGTTCTATCTCGCGAATCTGCGAATCCACGTGTGAACACCTCACAATGTCTGTGATTTCATTAGAGGCACTTAGCGTTTCACGTTGACTTTGAAGTTCAGCGATCCGTGCTTTCAGTTCCACCTGTTTAGCACCCGAATCCCGCAAACCCTGTACCTGTTCCTGATGGACAGAGTCCAGAGTCCCCATTGACGATCCGCTCGTCCCCACGTCCCTGGTTTTCCGAATTCGGAATACGTCCATTTACAAACTCTTCAGTCTGCTTCCTGAAGACCGGATTTGTCAACATGCAGGGTCGCTGGCGTTTGAGTGCTACAAAGGTAGGTTCATACGGCATGTTGTAATGTATCGTAATATAGGTCAGCGCCAAGAAGGCAGAGCGATTAATTCCACACTGACAATGGACAAAGACAGTTCCCGATCCAGGTGCACGCAAAAAAGCCGTCAATGTCTCTTCAAATGTAGAATACCAATCCAAAATGTTAGAGTGGAGAGTATCGTGGGCACTCAGACATGCGTATCGGGTTGGAAACGTCTTCTTAAACCACGATGGAGAATCCTCGGGAAATGCACAGTTAATGACATGGGTAATCCCGTATTTACGTGAAAAACTCTGTGAGAGCATTTCGCCTGCTCCAACTAAAATGCGTGGATAAAACCATGCGGGTGGTTGCTGTAGATATACAGGTCGCAGGAACATTACTTCTTTAAGCCGACTTGTCTTTAACCGAAACGTTCGCGCATCTCTGAATACGTCATTGGAGTATTCTTGTGCTCTTCCCATGCCTTAAACTGATCTTGAAGGCTCATATCTTTCGGAAGTGCCAAGAACTTCAGTCGTGCAACCTCTGCCTCTAATGCTTCAATACGCTCCTCAAGCTCAATGATTTTGACTTCCAGCACCATGTATAGATTTGCGGTCGATGCGTTATTCATCTTTACTGTATACATCATACTCATTGAGATACATTTCCATTTTCTCTGGAGAGATGTGACCTGCATCAAGGTATCTCAAAAGAGTTTTTAGGTCAAGTTTTGGCATCGGAGCTTCAACAACCCCGCCTGAATGTTCACGATGAATCTGCTGTAGACCTGACAACTTTCGGAAGTAATGGTTGACCCAATGAAATGCCATCTGATGTGGCTTGCCTCTTGCAAGAGCTCCATGATAGGAGATCCCTGTTCTCTTCACAAGTCCTTCCTCAGTCAACCGAGTGACAATGAACATTGACCGACGGGGATCGGGTGTATCAAATACATCGTAATGATGATCGGAGGCAATCCTCTGAAACTCTCGGACCAGTTCTGGAAGAATCTTTTTTACAGTTTTGAAATTGTAAAAACCGTAATAAATGTCCTGACTTGAAAGATCGCAGTTCAGGACATCATAAATATATACGCTACATGCGTTGCAATGTTGAGGTGTTGTCATTAGTACTTTACCAGGAAGTCTCCTTGCGAAGCATACGATCCTGGATGCTCTCATCATCATCTGTAACAGGAAGCTCCGCAGACTGCTCTTCCTCTGGATTGTTGATAACCCGTGGAACGAACTTTACCTGCATTGCAATGTGTGAATATCCAGAATATTCAACTGTAATCTTGACATGACCAACATGCTCCTCAAGACGCTGGATGATTCCGTAATCACTGATCAGCTTATATTTATCAATATCATCAACCTCAGGATCATTACAAGTCACATACCGAGGAATGTTAGGAATATGAAGGACAGGCGGCTTACGATTAAAGAGAGCCTTTGCAAATACCTTTACTGGGCCCGCTGACTCGATATAGCCGAGAAACTCATTAAAGACTTGAGAACCCACATTCCTATGATAATCATTTCCGCGATTGATAGATGCCATAATGTACTTGCACTCGGAGTTGTTGATGAGAGGCATTTGTCTTACAGTTACAGCTTCAGTGTAGATCCATTTTAGCCGAGGAAGCTCAACAGGAACACGTTCAGCAGATGTGACACAACAACTGCTGCGGCACCCAGAACACCTGCACCCTGCCAAGACACAACGCCACCCGATGTGTACGCATTCGGAATGTAACGGAGTAGCAGGTCACGAGGAGCCGAAAGCGAGAGGATCACCGTAGCCAGAAAGAACGAGATATACAGAGTCAGATTAGCCCACATCAGTCGCATCATGGGGAGCGACGGCTTAAAAGAAGGCGCCATCTGTGTGCGCTGGATATGGTCCGAACCAGACACGCCGTGCATGGGAGGCAAAGATTGTGGGAGCTGGGGCGAAGGAAGTAGGGCGTCCAGGGAAGTTGAATCGTCCATTGTTTATGAAGGAGACGGGATTTCACAAGTTGCATCTTCCACGCGATACTTGTAGCATTTTCCATCTACCTTGACAGTTTTATCTTCCACATCCTCCAGGGGCACTCCAAGAATGCGATATGTAGCGTAGTTACGATGAAATAGGAGTACGGAGATCCCAAGCCCGATGATAAAAGAGAAAAAGGGACCCGCACGTTCAAGTGATTTGGTGATGTCGAGCATTACTTCTTGTTGAGACTTGCGAGTAGATTGAAGGAATCGGCTTCAGCTCCACAGGGAACTTCAATGGCATGGGTCCGAACACACCCTGTATCTGTATGAAATACGTCCTTGTCATGGGGAGACGGGACAGCAATTTGTTGGCGCGTTGGCGGAACGATAATGCACGCAATCAACATTCCCACGATGATCCCCGCTACAATCCAGAGGAGATGGAACATTATACTACAGCGGGAACAACTTTCGCGGGCTTCAGTTCCATATATTTAAAATATGCGAGTGCAACCGGTGTCGTGATCAATCCAGAGTAGGGGATGAGAATCGCCAACCCTGTCAGCACATATGCGAGGATCAGCTTGTTTTGAAGAACAAAGAGCCGATACGGCGCAACAATGCTAAAAACCCAAAGCAGGGTCATTATGATCGTAAGTGCGATCTTGCCGAACTGCATCAAGATTTCCCATGTTCCGCCTGAAAAGGTCTCGGGCATTTTGAAGGGAGCCACTGCTGGCTTTTCACCCATCTTCACCTTCTGTCCATCGGGGACTGCAATCACCTTTTCCACTCCATTTGCATCAATGATTGTAAGAGTCAAACGGCGTCCCGTGACAATGTTTGCAGAGGATTGGGCTTCGGCAACCTTTCGTTGAAGAGCACTGGACTCAAGTTGATTCTTTTGAAAGTCAATACACTTTTTGTCCTGTGCATTTCCACCACAAAGCTTAACGGCATCTTCATTAATCTGTGTCTTCTCAGAATCATCAAGTGATACAGTCTTGGATCCGGACAACAAGTCAACTGCTGGAACAATGGTATTGTCTGCAACCAGATCCAAATAGCCATCCTTTGCCTTTTCAATCATTGACTTGGTAATATCAGTTGTGGATTTTTCATCTCCCCAGGTGGCACTCTTAATTGTGATGCTCATTATTAGTTAGCGAATACGAAATTCGCAAGACCGCTTACGATACGAAGGAAGTTGATTGACTCAACATACACACCTAGGTTATACGTGTAGGCAAAGATAACACTATCTCCGTTCGTATTGCGAACCACAGAGACAATACTGTCCGGAGGATACAGTAGGAGTCCCGTCTTAGGATCCGTCAGTAGAAGCTGAGCAGCCGTAACAATCACTGGATTGGGACTGAACACCGTTGACTTCAGAACGCAGACGGTTGATTGAGATGCCACGCCCTGAGCGGTAGGAAGAGGCTGTTGAAGCCCCAGACGCAAGATCACCTTGTTAAACATGCTTCCATTGATTGCTCCACTGGGCTGATACATATCGTTATTCAGGGCAAATGAGTACATGTACACACCAGGTATCACAGGTGAATCTCCAGTGGTATGCTTGTACATCTGAAGAAGGGAGAAGTATCCGTTCGGCTTCACGGCAAATCGCTCCTTGCCATCCAACAAAATCTGTCCGGTTACGATCGGGTCACGGGGATACACCGAGCTAATTTGTAGCTGACCGCTCGAGTACATAAACGTCTGTGACTCAGTTGAGTTTGTGATAGACGAAAATACATCATTTGCCACTCCGGTTGAGGTAAATGGGGCCACGTTGGGATTATCCCAGTTTGTGTAGTTATCCCAATCATTGATCAGAATCTTATCCGATCGCTGAGTGGACCATACAATACGAGTGACCAAATTGAAGAAAGGAATCTCAATATCCGAATTACCACCATACTGTCCTGGATTATTAACAAACGTAACTGTCTTCACTAAGAATGTCTGATCAGCGGTAGCCAACTGAGCCATCTCCATCTCCGTAAGGTAGATGAAATTACCCTCCAAATATGGATCGGGGAAAAATGTCGTTAAGGACGGATTGCTAATTCCTCCAGTCGCAAGGGGTGGTGATAGAAATCTACCAATGCCATCATTCGAACGAATACGCTGTCCATATGTAGGACTCGTAGGGGCTAAATCAATTACAGTATAAAGCTGGTTGAGTGGGCGAAAGGTTACATTAATGTACACATCCGAGTTCTGCATAGACACAAGAGGAAGTGCCATTCCTGGGTTCTCAGCAAACCAGAAATGTAGAGGGATAATCAACTGGCGAGACCGAATGGATGGTTCCGGAACCTTCGTATTTGGAATTCCTCCAGGTTGATTCAGAGGTGTCACTGCATGAGGGTATTGTCCGAGGCGCCCATATGCATTTGCCGGGTCCTTGAGCTCGGGAATGTTACCAACCATCTGGTCGACGATTGCGCGCTTGTTAGGATCGTGAGTCAGATACGAGTAAAACTTAAGCCACTCACCTGTGAGTCTCTGAAGAACCACGCCGTTTGCAGTGATCTCAACGTAATCAATCAAGTTATAGCCAATATTTTCAATCCATTTGAATTCGTATCCAATTGAATTTGAACGTTGGTCATATCCAGCCGGCGGGAGGATATTGTATCCAAGATAGGAGAGGGGCGACCAAATATCGGGTAGGGTCAACAAAAGATAGGTATCGTGAAGCAACTGCGCATACCGATCAATACGGCATGAAATCGTCCTTGTTGTCGTTGGCGAAAACTCAAGATTTGAAGCGGTAAATGTCATTCGGATTGACTCCATGGCGAAGTTTGTGTGGCGCCGATACACAGCGCGAAAATGCGTCATAGAGGGGCTCCCGTGGACAAGTTCATTCTGTGCTCCAATAGCAACCAGCTGGAGGAGTGCACCTGGCATTATTAGTATCTACAAAGAAGGGTTTAGACCAGATATGTCGTAGCCGATGTATTCGCCGGAACGCAGCAGAACGATGTAAAGGTTTTTCCAAGTGTAGCGGGACCGTTTGTATTGATACCAACGCCTCCGACAAACATATCATACCTATCAGACTTATTGGCGACAACACCAATGTATTGGGTGTTGTCGCGGCGCTTCTGTGGTGGCTGAGCGACAGCCAGCGACTTCGCGATGATCTGGCGCTTCATTTGAGTCAAGTAATCTTGTGCCGAATTGACCTGCATTTGTGATTTATACGCGAAAAGAGTATCACAGTAAATGAGGTTCGTTCTCGTTAGCACACATGTGGACCAGACAACAGGCTATTCAAAAGTAGTCATTAATCTTCTGAAGCAACTGAGCACTCTAGCTCCAAAGGTGAAGACTTATCACTTTGGATTTCAGCGTCACCCGAGTAGGGGTAATCTTCGTAAGGTTCCGGATGGAGTCGTGGCGTATGATGCGGCTGCAAATGAGGACCCGAAGGAGGAGGGATTCGGATTCAACAAGATTCACGAGTATCTGGAGATGGTCAATCCTGACATCGTGATGATTTACAACGATCCTTTGATCATCCACCGGTTCATTGAGGCGATGAAGTTCAAGAAGGGGGAGTCTCCTTACAAGCTTTGGCTTTATGTGGATCAGGTATATGAGGGAATTGCCCCTCCTTTGATTGAGACGATGAAGAACAACGCTGACCGCATCTACTGCTTCACAAAGTACTGGGCAGATGTCTTTTTCAAGTATGGAACATTCCCAGATGTTAGCGTTCTGGAGAATGCAGTGGATACATCCTTCTTTTCAAAGCTTCCAGTGTCTGCTCGTAGAACGATCCGAACATCTATGAATCTGGCATCCGATTCTATCCTGATGGTCAATGCAAATCGCAACACACAGCGTAAGCGTCACGATCTTGCAATTATGGGATTTGTAGAACTCCTCCGCCGTGATCCTAATAAGCCCTATCACTTGATGATTGTCACTGGTCTGAATGGTCAGCAGGGCGCCTACTACGATGTAAATCGTGTCTACCAGACAGAGCTCACACGTCATGGACTAGATCCTAAGGTGATGGCCACTCGTCTTATGATGGTGGATACGTCAGCAAAACCCGTTCCAGACTCTGCAATTAATGATATCTACAACGCAGCCGACATTGGTATCAATGTGTCCGACGGCGAGGGATTTGGTCTCTGTCAAATTGAGCACCTCTATACAGGAGCCCCTCAGATTGTAACGGATATTGGAACTTATCGCGCCTTCATGGATGAGAGCGTGTGCACGTTCATTCCTCCAGAGGATCGCACATATTTTCCAGGAACGATGCCCCTGGGTCTTTGGGCACCTACGTTTGACTACAAGAAGGTTGCCGATGCAATGGAGTCAGCAATCAAGACACTTCCCGAGAAGAAGGCGGCTGCATCATCATATGAATTCAAGACATGGGATTCGGTATGCGCTAACTGGCTCTCCGATATTAGAGCAGAAATCGAATCGAAGTAGGGCTGATCAGCTCGCCCATTCGCAGTAAGCGCTGATTATCATCCCATGCAGGTCCATCAAAAATCTCCTTAGAGTCGGGATCCAAGATTAGCGACATTCCTTTCACCAGAACCTTCTGAAGACGCCGATGTTTCCGAGATGTATTGCGGAGCACGGTCTCATCCAACTCTTCATTCTTGATGTTTGGCTTGAATGCCAGATCTTCACCCGTTGTTGTGCTGTCAAAACGCATACAGGATACAACCGGTCTCTCCTTAGAGTGGAGCTTCCGATGGATCTCGCAATCAATCGCTGACTCCTTCAACAATAATGCAATCCGCTGACTAATGCGTTCCTTTTCGAAAGCCGTTTCGTAAAGGTATTCATCTGTGGACATGAACGTTTCCACTGGATCTCCTTCGTATCGCTTCATGACCATGTCATTACGCCGAATGGGCGTGATGTTGGGACCCTCTTGTGTCTTCTTTTGAGCATCCGAAAAAACCGAGATGTAGAAACTCACCTTGACTGTCCGATCCTCCATGGGCAATGTGGCGTGAGAGCAAATACGGATTGCACGACCAATGACCTGGTCATGACGGGCAGGTGTCCAATGGGGCTCAACGATGTGAACGTGGCGTACATTCGCCAATGTAATACCCTCTGCACCTGATGCCGATGCCATCAACAACTGCAGGATCTTCTTGGGGCGTTTGGCAACACTCTCTTTCAATGAGGCAGGGAAGTTCTTGGAATAGACGCCGTTGAAGATCTGACGGGTCAAGTCACGCTCTTCCTCATTCTCCTCACCAGTGTAGAACGTATATGCAGGACGATCGTCCAGCATGTTGGGGTCCTCCACCCATTGATTGGCTTGCTTGATGATCTTATACGGTTGCCATCCTGCCGTCTCCAAAATCGCTGACAAGATGCCCAATCCTTCCAACGCACGGTACTGAGAATACACGAACTGATTGTTTCCCAGGGACTTCTTGATATTCTTCAGGATTGCCAACATCTTAGGACTGAATGCCTCTAATGCCT